CAAATATCGTGCTGCACTGCAAAGGTTCATCTGTAACACTGACAATCGATACAAAAAGTCATTCACTCACACAACCGACCTTCAGATACGCTGGAAATGCGAGAGTATATGGTTCAGACCCATGGTATCCTCCAGCAGACGCAACTGTATCAAATCTCTGTCTCACATTATCTGGCAACTCGAATTTACCACCTGCCGATTCTAGACAGAATATGATATTCAATAACACGAATATCAATGGTGGAGGTGCTTCTGTAAATCGTAATCTAGGAAACTTGCCTAATATGAACGCCTGTATTGCAGCAGGAAGACGTGAATATCCAACTGGCAATTACGCGGTCACATTTGCCCCTGGACAATGCTGGGCCATAGGACCTACTAACCCATATGACAAACATTTTAATCCTGTAAGAGGGTGGACCTCTGCGTATTTCAGGGCGGCAAATGAGAAACTTCCAGGAATTGAAGGAGTTGTAAGAGTTCAGTTAGCTGGTGGATCGGGCACTTGCTTGAACTTCTCACAGTTAGTTGTCTTAAATGAAAAAGGTGAGAATATATCTAGGGGGCGTCGCACCGAAGGTTCTGGGCAATGGGAGCCTGCTTCAAGTTCTGCTAGAGCAGTCGATGGTGAAGAATGGCCTAGAGGCCATCCAAACGAATATCACAGTTCTGGAGCAGCATGTGGTGCTAATGTCAAATATTGGCAAGTTATACTTGATAAGCCTTCTACGGTTTCCGCAGTTATCATATATAATCGCGCAGATTGTTGCCAGGACAGACTTTCTAAATTTAATACACTCATGGTTAATTCTGCAGGTGACTTGGTTTATTGGAAACCAAATATGGGTACGGCATTAGTAAACCTTTTACCAACAAATGGTTCAACAAATCGTGTCCAAGAAATAAAGGGACATCCAAATATGTATTGTTATTCAAACAGGTATCCTGATTTATATAATGTATTCGATAAGCCGTTTGGACCTGGTAATAATCCCGCTGGGTTGCTATCACATTTGCATTGGCATGGCAGGAAAGAAGGACGTAATCCAAATTGTTAGTCTATTTTAAAAAACGTATAAAATTCAGATATAAAATATCCTAATTTTATCCTAACGAGATAAATAGTATGAGTTCCAAGGGAGAAATAAAAAAACGGGCTTCAGAAGTCCAATCATTTTTTGGTGTTACATTACCTAATATGATTTATAACAATGACAGGGATGTTGACTTGGAAAAGTTAACAGAAACCGTAAATATTCGTAAAGGCAAACCAGAGTCTGTCTTACAAAATAGATGGAAAAAGGGCGTTGGCGGCTTTGGTAGCGCTGCTTCCGTTGCTGCCGCTGGTGGCGTTGCTCCTGCTGCTGGCGTTGCTCCTGCTGCTGGTGGTGTTGAAGACCCCTTTTCAGCGAGACAGGCTGCTTGTGAATCTGTTGGTAGTGGTGACCAATTCGAACATCTGTCATCCCTGGCATCTTCAGAAAATACCCAAAGTCGCCTGAGATGTGGTTGGGTATATAATAACACAAACCCTAATTCTGGACGCGGTGCTTATGGAAATTCAGAAGGCCCTTTAAAAACTGACGCGAAAGGGGTCTGGATGTGGGATTTGAATGCTGCAAAGGAAAAATACCATGTTGATATATGCAAAGATATACAGGGATGTCAAGATATTGACGCATCCATATACAAGGGTCGCTGTGGATGGTGTACGAAATCTGGAAAAGCGGTTCCTACTATATCGAACGGCGTTGCATATCCTTATCTTACAAGCGCAGCATGTCCGGCAAACCAATTAGTTACAAGTGGTTCCAGATGTCCACCTCCAAAGCCAATACAAGATCCTACAGGCCCGAGGGCTCCCGGCGAAGTATGTACTCCTCTACAGAATGGTGCTCTACCTAGAGACTGCCTTATACAGAAAGCGACTGCTGCTGGATGCTCTGACGAAGGGGCCTTAGTTCAGGCATTGCGTGGTGGTAGTAATAATGATTATCTTAGTGGTCTAACACAGCAAAAGGCATATAAAACATATCAGGAAAGAGCGACCATACCACTAAATGAAACTGCTATCAAGACAGGTAAAATAACAATAGCAGATACATTAAATGAATTCAAGCGCGTTCAGGATCATTCTGCTTCTGAAGCAAATACTGGCCTTAAAAGCGCTGCTAGGGACTTATGTTTGAATAAGGGGTTCTTGGATACCTTTGACTTCTGTTCAGAAATTAAAGATACTCAAACAGGCCCATTTCAAGTAGACTGTTTACAGAAAGCATTTTTGCAAGCAGGTGGACAGAAAGCCGGTTCTTCATATCCAGGGCCTTCGAATATTGGGCAGTGGAATTCACTTTCTAACTGGGCTGCAGTAAAATCTCGGATACAGCAAATATTTGGTATGACGCGTTCAAGCAATCGCAGGGACCAGGAATCGGGCATGATGCAATTTTACGGTATTCGTATGCAGAATAAACAAAATCCATTACCACATGGTCCAGAGATTGCATGGAAAGGCACTGATGTAAAGATTTCTTGTCAAAGACCTCTAGCAATTCCTGCCGATTACAAATCAACTGGTTGTATAGACGATAATAGTGGAGAAATGTTGGATACGTGGGCCGCAAGGAATGGTTGGAATATGGGAACACCTCCCCCTATAGATAAATCATGTAAGGCACCATATGGAAATCCAATTGGTGGAGCTGAATATACATATAAGGGATGCTATAGAGATGATGGTTCAAGAACAATCTCAGATTATCTCGGAGATACTCAATCCACAGAAGAATGTTGGAATAGAGTTAAGGGAAAGGGCTATAATATTATGGGTCGTCAGTATTTTGGCCAGTGCTTTGGTGGAAATAATAAAGACTGGAATAGACTTGGGCCGATAGAATGCTGCGAGCCCCTTGGTGGTGGATGGTCAAATCAGGTGTTTGTATCCAAAAATCCAATACTACCACCTGCGGCTCCAATAGATACATATGATAATGATAAGACATATGCTGTGGGCGCAAGAGTTAAGTTCAAAGGCCAGAACTATAGAATGCAAGAAGCCGCTGGTGCTCCAGGTTATGCGCCAGACAGACAAGACGACAAGCTATGGGTGAGGTTCTAATAGGTAGTAAGGGGCAACATGAATTCTGTATATCGGGCAAATGTAAGTAAATTTTCTCTACTACGACAGTAAAGATGTTTTCAGACTTGTATGAACAAGTGAAAACAACATTTGTAAATGTTATCAAACCTCGAGAAGATACTCTATATCCCGATTCATCGAAGGTCCCACAATTCCACGATTATAAGGAACGTTCTATCATAGGCCTTGACCGACCTGCTTTGCAACAGCGTAAACAAACACTGGATATAGCATTATCTGGCCCTATAGGCCTCGGTAAACTTCAGACAACTACGCGAGACATGTATCTTAAGGGTCCAGTCGAAAGATATGATTTTTGTACGGAACTTTTGGATTCTACACCCGGTCCGTTTCCTTTAGAATGTCTTCAGAATGAATTCATCAGACAAGGAGGGCAGCGCACGGGTTCATTATATCCATCTCAGACAAATCTAGCCCATTGGAATTCAAAGAAAAAATGGCTTCATGTAAAACAAGAAATAGAAAATATAATTACAGCAACACTCGATACACGACCCATTGCAAAAGAGGAGGCGATGAAGGGGTTCTATGGCGTTGGCTTAGGACAACCTGCAGAACCCATAGCGCCTCAGGAGGGTGTAGAAATCTTTTGGTTCTCTCATCATATAGATGTAACAATGCCCACGACATTCTTAGGAAGGCGAATTCGTTCTATGATACCATATCTTAATACAAATACATTCGAACCTGGGTCTATTGTTTTCTTCACAAGTCTTATAACAGATAAATGGTCACAATCACAATTCAGAGTTAATTCCTTGAATGGCTTTTCCTTGTATTTTAATTCCCATATGACACGTGTCTATAATAATAAGATGGAATCGAATGCTAACGAATTGGCTTCCTTACATAATGGTGGGAATGCTACTTCTACTTCTAATGTAATTCCAATGAGGCCTGATATTAATAGGCTTTCTGGTTATCTCTATTACGGAAAAGGAATAACATATTATAAGTTGGAGGCGGAATGTCCAGAATTTGGCCCAGGATGGAAAGAAATACCAAGGGGCAATTTACAACTTGTTCAAGAACCTTTTGCTCCCATGGTTTCATTTGAAATAGAGAGGTCTCCACAGACATGGGGGTGCGATTATCCATTGTGTGATAGACGATTTGGCGGATTTAAGATGAAATGGGAACAAGATGGATGGGGAGGACCTTCGTTACAGTTCAGAGGTGAAAGCGTTGACCAGATGCAATTTCCCCTCAGAAAAAATTATATGAGTTTTCCTTCTAGCAAGTGTTCCATAAAGTCTAAGTTTTCATTACATTATTCTTCATTCATGACACTTACTATGCTAATTACAATACGTTCTTGTCCAAAGACAAATGAGATTAGTTTGCCTTTTACTTTTACTGGGAATACTGGGTGTGCCCTATTTACACGTCATGTTTCCGAAAAAGAAGTTACACTAAATATCGGATCATTAGATGGTAAGATTGCAACATCAGATGGCCCTGTATTACGAAGAAGTGTGCCGACCCTAATTGTATTTAGGGTGCTTAGAAAAAACGAAATGGATCCAGCTTCTATAAATGGAATACAGATTGGTGCTGCTGAACTTGGTGATTTACAAAAAGTCCCAGAGACTAGAAAGGTTCTGCGACAGTCAAGCCCATTAGTCTTACCAGGCCTTACATCAAATGACCCCTTGTATTTAAGAATTCAATCAGAAAATATGGCATTTGATTTATTCTGGATACATATGTTTGATTATAAGATTGAGAATGAGCTGTTATACAGGGAGGCAAGGGCTGACTGGGGATATTTACCAAGTATTTAGTAGATTTGAACAAAACATTGCGTTTCGGATATGGAATATCCAAACGTAAAGTTTCTTAATTAGTTCTCTAATAGCAGAATTATTGAAACTCTGCAGGAACAGGTAATACATCTCCCTTTGGCATTCCTGTTACAGGATGAGGTTTAACGAAACCAATTGGCGTCTTTAATTCAGGGTCATCTGTGCTATAGAATAAGTAACCAAGCGGCTTACCCTCTGCATCTTTCTTTATCATATAATAATACGATTGCTTTCTATATTCAACTATTTTTGGCTTGGGCACTGGTTTTTGAAGAACAGGGGCTTCTACCAGAGGCGCCGCTGCACCTGCTGGAGCAGCAACAGGCGCTTTCTTAAATCTAGCCTCAGTTTCTTGAATGTCTTTTTGTAATTCAGGATGGTAGGCGAAATCTCCTATATTTCCATCTAAGGCTGCGCATTTATAAGAACCATCGTAGTTATCTGGTAAATTCATCTCACAATCTACAGCAACTGACTTCATTACATTTTGTAGAGATGTAAGAACCTTTTCCTTTCTTAGACTAATCATTAAAACCTTTTGGTCACTTGTCAAGATAATACTGCGATCTTCTTCGTATTCGGCATTTCCTGGACCACCACCTCCTTGCGCTAATTGTTCACCTGTTTCTTCTAAGACTTGTTCATCTATCCCTAAGACATCTGTTACAGGATTTGCAACTGGAGCAGGAGCCGAAGGCACAGGAGCAGCCGAAGGCACAGGAGCAGCCGAAGGCACAGGAGCAGCAGCAGGAACAGGGGCAGGAGCAGGAACAGGAGCAGCAGCAGCAACAGGAGCAACGAGTTCTTCATCATCACCTTCAAAGAATTCTGCTACCTCTCCAACTGGTTTACTTGCCTCTACAACAACAGGTGGCGGGGCAAAATCCTTTAACTCTGTCCTTACCTGTTCTAGTAACTTACCCATTCTATTCTTACCTTTTCCAGTTCTCCCTTCGCCCCAAAATGCATCAGTAGAAGCCTCTATTATAGGCCTTACTCCAGTTGATTTTAATTGCTCTAATAAACCAGTATTCTGCTGAAATTTAGCTCTTAGACCCGTTAACATTACACCTTCTTTCTGACTATCCCAGTCAGGTCTCTCATTTGCCTTATTTGCAGTGCCAATCTCCTTTGCCTTCGCAGGAGTAGGACTTACACGAATTGCCTCTTGTAATGAAACATCAGATGGAAACCTAGAGGCCTGGAAAAAATGTTCTACTGTTGGATACCGTTTACCTTCTATATTCACAGGCGCGGGTGCGAAGTTAGAAAATCCTCTGAATTCATTGTCTAGTTTCGAGAAAAACCGAACAGGTCCATCCTTACTCGCTTCTTCCTTCACAACTTCCTCTTCTACACCTTGTTCTACCTTGTAGAATTCATCGGCGACTATTGGGTCTCCTGCGCCACGTGGCCTCGGCACTGGAACACCAAGTTCCGCTGCAGCCCTTGCCGAGTATGTGTCACTACGCTCCAGGGTTTTATCAACTGCTTGAGCTAATATAGCTTCTTCTGGTATAATAGTGCAGTAAGTGTAAATACTCACATTTTGTTCTTCCTTTGGTAAATCCATGTGAGAACAGATGCGGACTGCGCGACCCTTCACTTGCTGGGTTCTCACGGAATTCCAGTATGGTTCCATAATGTGAACACCGCGCACACATTTTAATGATAATCCTTCAGCTCCTGCAGAAGTAATACAGAATGCGCGGCATAAGCCGCCGTCGAAATTATTTTCCCATTTGGCATCTTTTAGAACTTTTTGTAGAGCAGGTGTCAATTTGTCAAATCGCGCATTAAACACATCTACAGCAGCACCACGTTGTTCTTTTGTCCCAACACCCGTAAATTCTATATAGCGTTTTTCAGGGACACCAGGTCCCTTTGATAAAGAAGCAATTGTCTTATCGCTGAATTTTAGTTTTCCATCTGACCCTGAAACAATTTGAATAGGTACATATCCGTTTGCTTCCATACATATTCCAAAAATTCCAATACCCTCCATCTCTAAGAATGTCGAATATACAAGGCTGCTGCCACGTAGGTCATTGATGTTTGTTAGCATTGCTGCGTATTTGGGAGAGTATTTGGCCAGATTTCTATCTGAAGGTCCATCTAATTTCAAGTGGGTTTGACCCATTGTTCTCAGCTTTTCCTTTACTGCCTTTAGAGCTGCGCTATAAGCAGCCTTGGCCTCCTTTGTTCCAGATACTTGACCTCCAGCAGGTGTAGGTGCAGCTGCAGCTATCTCAGCACGTGCTTCCGCTACTGCTTCTGCGTCATCTTCTGCGTCGACTTCCGCTTCATCCTTTCCAGCAACTCTATCTTCTGTATCAGCCTCTACTATGGCATCACGGTCCTTTCCAGTCTCTGCGTCTAATTCTTCTAGAGAGCCTGGTCTTGGCCGTGTAACACCTTCAGGAAACGCGAAATTACATGCTTGTCTCGAACTCATACGATAATTTGAAGAGGATTTCATTGTAGCGATTTCATTTATTTCTGCCCATACAGCGTCTCCTGCGGAAGCACCAGCACCCTTTGGCTTTTTCATTTCCGCTTGAATTTCTTGGTTTCTCAATTTATTGTATACTTTCAAAGAATATCCTTTTAGAGGAATTCCTACAATTTCGTCTTTTATTACCTTAGGCATAACGTCCCCTTGAATTCCTCTGTAATATGAAAATAAACCACGCATACGTTTTTGTAAAACTGTCACATTTTTCAAGGTAACTCCATCCTCTTGTAGGAAGGCTCCACGGAAAGGTGTATCCCACGATGGCAGTAATTCTTGTGCCTTTATTTGCCCTTTACCCCTTATTCCAATTTTCTGTAATTTCATATTAGCTTCTAAGTCTAGCCAGATTTGCTCTAGAGTAGGAGCAGCCTTACCTGGAGCCCTTCTTTCAATGCCTATGACATCTCCATCATCTGCGAATACCTTTGTGAATTGTTCTGGCAAACGTGTTATCGTAACATCCATACTTCCCTCAGATGCAGTAAAATGTACCGTGTCAAGATTTTCATTTTTGGTTACAAGGCTTTCAATCAAGGGGCGAACATCACGCATTCCTTCCACTGTAACTGTAAAGTCTATACGCTGAATAGCACCATGTAAGATATTTGATAAAATACCTAATTCTTCAGGAAAATTAATTAGAGGTGTTCCTGATAGACCAATGATTTTAGTATTTTTCGCATCCATGAATAATCTATAGAATAGATACCCGCGCATATAGTTCTTGGTCATACCACACAGTGGCAACTTCTTTCTTTCAGGTGTTAGAACTTCCAGTGGCAAAGTGCGTCTGCGTCCAGGGGGGTTACTGAAATATGGCTCTAATGAACCTTGCATCAGACGGGTTAAATTATGTATTTCGTCTACCACGATGACGGAATTGTCAAACACCTCGGGTGTAGAGCATACCATTGTCTTAAGATCACGTGCTGTAATACCATTATAGTTAATGAAACGAATACGGTTTTCAATGGTTATCTTTAATTGTGTTTTAATTTCATCTCTATCCTGTGGACTTAGACCATCGAAATTAGGTTCTGACTCAAAATCAGGTATCCATATTTTATCCACTGGGGGGCGACCCTTTCCTTTCTTGGCGAAATAAGAATCAGGTATACCATAGACAGATTGTGCGAACATCTTTACCATGGCAGGTTCAGGTATAGACCCAGGTGCAAGTGATAAAGAAGTCCAATGATTTTGTAATCTAAAATGTTTGAAACCACAGAAATTAATCTCACTGATAAAATTATCACGCAAACTGAATGGTGTCATTACAATTATTTTGAGCCCACGGGTTCCAAAAAGAGCTTCTGCTGCAGCAATAGCTGAGCATGTTTTACCACTACCTAATCCATGATACACAAGTAGACCTCTATATGGCGTTTCAAAACGTAGATACTCACGAATAAACGCCTGGTAGTGATACATTTTTACTTCCTTAACACCTTCTTGACCCTTGGCTGCACATGTAGCCACATTAAGGGCACCTGGTTCCCCTTTCGGGAATATGGGACCATATTGGTCTACTAGGAAGGAACCGAAGCCACGTCTAGACATTGGAACAAATGTTTCTACCGGTTCGACCTCGTAAGGATTAGATGTTTCAACATCTAAGAGACCTTTTGCCATTTTCTGGAGGGTCTCAGAGAGTTTACCAACTTCAGATGCCTGTAAATCTCTTGACATAACGTCCATTCGTGAATATACCGCTCTTGGTTTACCTGCACCCGGAGCCCTCTGTTTTGCTGCTACTGAACCCTTTTTCAATCCAGGCAATACTAATCCGGGTGGCAATAACGCTCCTTCACCAATATTCTTCTTTGCCTTCTTTCCCTTTTTCTTTGCAAACATCTCAGGCGCAGCAATTGCTTCTAATTCCTCGGCACCAGGACCCTTCAGTTCAGAAGCAGGCCCTTTGCCAGATGGGTCGCGAAATTTTGACTTTGCTAAATCGGTTAAGTCAGTACTTTGCCCTAATCCATATGGAGTTGGTTCAATCGCGAGGACAACCTTTGTCTTCGTGAATGCCTTAAATTTCGGGGGTATGACGGACGCCATCTATCTATTTTGTCCCAGATGTTTTCTTCATGTATATATCTAACGCAAGGCGACTTGCTTCTTGTTCTGCTACCTTCTTATTTCTCGCCTTACTCGTAGCCACTACATTCCCCTCTGGATCTAAGACACCCATTGTGAAAACACGATCGTGTGGTGGTCCATCCACCTTTACTTCCTTGTATCTAGGTGGCTGGTGAAACTGCGATTGGAAAAATCTCAAAAGCTGGTCCTTATAATTATTGTCTTCCGCAATTAGCTTAGAGAAATTTATATGACGTTCCATAATCGAAATAAAGAATTTCCGGGCTACGTCATAAGCAGCGCCCTCATTTCCCTCATGCTCCATGATGGCATCAATCCATGCTTCTAACATGGATCCTAAGATACGTAAATTATTACGACCATCGCATACTTCCTCAACATGTCTACTCAAAATAAGAAAGGGTGAAAATCCTATTTTTTTAGCCAACTCTCCTAGCATGTTGTTATTTACAATTTGAGTTCTCAAACTTGTTAGAAATCCCTCGCCTTCTCCAGGATACCGCATTTTTAGATACTTTCCGACAATTGCCGAAAGAACAGAATCACCTGCAAATTCAAGTTCTTCATTGTCTTTTAACTTTAATGCTAAACACCCTTCTGGTTTCTCTGCGACTAGCATTTGGTCTCCCGACTGCTCGGCCCAGACTTCAGGTCTATCAACATATGATTTATGAACACAACACTGTGCGAACCATCTATGTTCCCTTACCTTGAAGCCCGGGCATCCATAACGATGCATGATGCTTTCAACATCTTGTATCGATATGTCTATATTCTTCATATTCCATGGGTTAAATATTTTTGTCGCAGGAGCGTCCATTGTCTATACTATAAATGTCCCAGTTGTTTAGATAGATGCTGTCACCTTATAAAGATGGCTCAACTGGTGCTCAAGGCAAAGAAGGTAAACTAGGACATACTGGTAGTAGTGGGGAGACTGGTCAGATAGGTGATACTGGTTTACAAGGTATTCAGGGTCATACTGGTGAACAGGGATTACAGGGCGAGAAAGATATAAGAGGAGAAACAGGTGAGAAAGGTGCAGTTGGATTTACAGGCTTCACTGGTTTTACGGGTGAATCTGGATTAGATGGCTCAACTGGGTATTCAGGGGCCCGAGGTGATACCGGTGCTGCTGGATTACAAAAAAATACAACTAGGGGTCGTAAGAGAAATGTTAGTCCTTCAAGGGGGGCAAAGCAGTTTGGAGGACTAGTGACAGAGGTGGCGCCGCCGGCCGTCGCTACCACCGCGCAGCCTCGGCCACCCCTTGTATTAAAATTAAGACCAGGAGAGAAGTCGCCAGGAACATCGACAGCACCACTACCGCCTTCTCCGCCACCAGGGGGACCGCTAACAACAACAGAAGAAGAGAAGCCACCAAGGCCAGTATGGCCACCATGGTCACCAGCAGGAGAGAAACCCGGAACATCGACAGCACCACCTCCTCCACCACCAGGGCCATCAGAGCCACCAGAAACAACAACAGAAGAACCTTCAGGACCGTCAAATAAACCTCCTCCTCCAGGGTCACCAGGGCCACCAGGGCCAGGGCCTGATATTCCAGAAGGCGGCATAAAAGGTGCACGTCCCGATCAAAAAAAATGGGTCCGATTTGGATTTGGATCAGATGAAACAGCCCAGGGAGTTGTTTTTAATTTAGAACAATCTGCAAATAACCCATTGAGTGGTTCCCCTGGTATTTTATCTCGTCCACAATTTGAAATGCGCTTTTTTGGAAATAATCGAGAAGATGCAGATACGGCTCAAGATATAGAGCGTGTTATGTTATCATATTGGGGAGCAGATGACGATATTAATATTAAGGCTACTCTTTCAGAACCAACCAAAAATAATTTCAGAGCACCTTGTAATTTAGAAGATATTGAAATTTTGAAAATTGCTTTTAATACTTATAAAATGTTTTTAGAAGATGATGCAGCAAGATATCCATTAACCGAGGAAGGAAGTGCATTGGATATTCAGAAGCGGCGTGTTGCAACGTATCTGACTGTTTTAGAAGAAGCCGCCAAATTTATTAAAGAAAATCCAGGTGAGCTTCCTCCAGATTGTGTAAATCTGGAAGCAGAACTTAAGAAAGGCCCTGAATTACCGCCAACGAATTGCCTACTTTCTATTCCTAAAGTGTTTTTTTCAATGTATAAAAGTGCTGATGGTAGCATTGGAGCAGATGCATTTTTGAAAGATTTCCCTATGATTCAGCAAGATGGTGAAATGTATAAAATACCAGCGGATTGCCCTACTGGTCCTACGGGGGATACTGGACCATCTGGCTCAGGAGGTAACGGTACTCCTGGACCACCTGGTCCAACAGGTTCACCTGGCCCCACTGGTGATAAAGGGCCTACTGGCGATGGAGGGCCCAATGGAAAGCCTGGTGATAAAGGGCCTACTGGTGATAAAGGACCTACTGGTGATGGAGGGCCTACTGGTGATGGAGGGCCCAATGGAAAGCCTGGATCCGATGGAAAGCCTGGTGACGATGGAAAGCCTGGATCCGATGGACAGCCTGGACCAAATGGACAGCCTGGACCAAATGGACAGCCTGGACCAAATGGACAGCCTGGACCAAATGGACAGCCTGGACTAAATGGACAGCCTGGGGGCCATGGGCAGCCTGGGGGCCATGGACAGCCTGGGGGCCATGGGCAGCCTGGGGGTCATGGAAAGCCTGGCGGCGGCGGAAATCCTGTACCAAATGGACAGCCTGGGGGTCATGGAAATCCACAACTACCATATTCATACCAATATC